TGCGGTAATCTCCACGGGTATCGGTGCTTTGGTTGTCGTTGTTGCATCGCTTGCTGCTTACTTTACCCGCACGAGCCGAGGTGCAGACGCACTTGCGGTGATCATGGGAGGCCTGGGTGCCGTGATAGATAAGATCACGCAGGTAGCCATCACTTTGGGAGAGGCGTTGTTCAAGGCATTCCAGAACCCAAAGAAAGCCCTGGCAGATTTTGGTACTGCACTCAAGACCAACATCACCAACCGATTGGAGGGATTGCTGGAGTTCATTCCAGCCGTAGCCAAGGCAATCGGATTGGCATTGAAGGGCAACTTCAAAGAAGCTGGAGCAGTAGCCACAGACGCAGTTGCGAAGGTCGGATTGGGTGTGGAGAACATGACCGAGAAGCTCGGAGCAGCCGTTGATGGTGCGGTTAATTTTGGCAAGTCATTGACCGATGCCGCCAAAAAAGGAATGGAGCTTGCCGAGGCATTGGACAATGTAGAAGATCGGGAGCGTGAGCTTATTGTGTTGCGTGCCAAATCCAACAAGGAGATTGCCAAGGCACGGATGATTGCAGATGATACCACCAAGTCAACGGAGGAACGTATCGCAGCAGTTGAGGAAGCGTTCAAGTTGGAGCAGAAGGTAGCCAATGCGGAGCAGGCCAACGCCCGTGCCTACCTCAAGTACCTGGATGAAAAGATCAAGACCGAAACGTCTACCGATGAAGACCTAAAAGCAAGAGCCGAAGCAGCAGCCAAGGTGCTGGAATTGGAGACCGAAACGCTACGCAGGCAGAAGCGATTGCAGACGGAGGTCACTTCGTTAAAGAATGAGGACAAGGTTGCCCTGGAGGCGTCAATCAAATTGCGTGAGGAGGCAGAAAAGAAAGAATTGGAGTATCAGGCCTTTATCAAGAACGGAGAGCGGGAGACGATTGAACTGATCAACAAGACCAATGCCTCCCGTGTTGCTGCCCTTGTAGAGTTTAATAATCAGGTAAACAAAATCCGAGGTGTAGCACAATCGGATCGTGAGCGTGATTTGTCGCAGATCAAGGCGGATGGAATGGCAGCCATGCGCTCACTCATTGAATCAGGTCAGGCCACTGCCGAGAAGGCAGCGGAGATCACGGCAGCGCAGCGTGAGGCAGAGCGCAGGGTCAATGAGAAGTACGACAAGTTGGACGAGCAACGCCAGATGGCCAACAACGCCAAGAAGCTGGAGATGACTGGGCAGGCGTTTGGTGCATTGGCGCAACTGGCAGAGGCGTTCTCAAAAGGGGATGAGAAGAACGCAAAGAAAACCTTTGCCATCACGAAAGCCCTGCGTTTGGGTGAGGCGGTAGCCAACACGGCAGCAGCCATTATGAATCAACTTGCAACGACCCCTGGCCCTGCTGGATTCGTGCAGGCGGGTATCGCTGCGGTAACGGGTGCAGCCCAGATAGCAACAATCGCAAAGAGCAAATTTGAAGCAGGAAAGACCACGGCAGAGGCACCATCAGTAGGGGGTGCTGCATCTTCGGCTAGCAGTGGAGGAGGTGGATTCACACCGAACATCTCATTCACGGGAGTAGGGCAGAACCCCCTTGCGGGTATGTTCGGTCAGCCGATGCAGGCATACGTGGTTGGTCAACAAATGAATAACGCTAACATGCTAGAGCGGAGAATCCGCAATAGCGCAACATTCGGAGGAGGATGAAATACTTTGAGTTAGTCCTGGAGGACGAGAAGATGATGGGCGTGAACGCCATCAGCGTGGTGGAAAGCCCCGCTATTGAGGAGGACTTCATCGCCCTTTCCAAGGAGGTGCAGTTTGCCGTACAAAACGAGGAGAAGCGCATCATCATGGGTGCGGTGCTGATCCCGAATAAGCCCATTTATCGGGTGGACAAAAAGACGGGGGAGGAATACTACGTGTTCTTCACGGAGCAGACCATCCGCAAAGCAGCGGAGTTGTTCCTAAAAAAGGGGTACCAAGGCGAGACCACTACCGAGCATTCCTCATCCGTTAACGGAGTGACCACGGTGGAGCAATGGATCATTGAGGACGAGGTACACGACAAGACACGGAAGTACGGAATGAATTACCCCGTAGGCACTTGGATGCAAGCCCGCAAGGTGGACAATGATCAGGTGTGGGATGACGTCAAGGCAGGCAAATACAACGGCTTCAGCATTGAGGGCTACTTCGCACATAAGCCCGTGATGAGCGTGGAGATGAGCATGCAGGAAATTGAGGAGCAAGAAGCCCAGCACCTTGTTGAGCTGTACATCCTAGGAGCCATGAAGGGCGTTTTAAAAAACGACAAGCGTGTGAAGGGTGGCCTGCGTATTGAGATGGAATCCTACTCGGACTACCCAGAGGCAGTACGCAACAACGCAAAGCGGGGCATTGAGTTAAACGAGAAAGGCGGTAACAAGTGCGCCACCCAGGTGGGCAAGGTACGTGCGCAGCAGTTGGCTAGCGGGCAGGCGTTGAGCATGGAGACCATCAAGCGCATGGCTAGCTACCTAGCACGAGCCGAGGAATACTACGATGAAAGCGACAGCAGCGCATGCGGCACCATCTCCTATCTCCTTTGGGGTGGATTGGCAGGAAAGCGTTGGGCAGAATCTAAAATCAGCGAAAATGAAAAATAACCCCAAACCACCCGTACCACAGAACTCCAGACGGGCGTGCCTGTGCAAAGACGGCAAGACCTACTCCCGTAAATGCTGCGACCCGATGGACATGCAAGCCCAGGGCATCGGCTTCATTGGTGGTAAAAATACCCAGAACTAACCCTAATCAATTATATACGCATGAATTTGACAGACATTTTCAAAAAGATCGAACTCGCCATCCAGCCAGAAGTGGTTGAATTGGCAAGTGCGAAACTGGCCGATGGTACCATGGTTGAGGCCGAGGTATTGGAGGCAGGGCAAAACATCTTCCTGATCGGAAGCGAAGGCGAGAAGGTTGCCGTACCCGTGGGTGAGTACCCCATGGAGGACGGACGCATCTTGGTCGTGACGGAAGAAGGCGTGATTGCTGAAATCAAGGAAATGATTGAGGAGGAGGAGCAAGAGGTCACCATTGAGGTGGAAGCTGCTGCTGCCGAGCCAACCATGCCAGAGGTTTTGGCGATGATTCAATCCCTCAAAGAGGAGGTTGAAATGATGAAGGCAGAAATGGGCAAGAAAGAAGAAATGGCCGCCCAGGAAGCCGAGGTAAAAGAGGAGGAAGTTAAAGAGGTGGTCATGGCCGCAGAGAAGCCCATCGTGGCTGCTCCCGTGGAGGTCAAGCCCGAACTGAAATTCCAAATCAGTGCGAAGCGTACTGCCACTACGGCAGATCGTGTGTTCAACAAATTGTTCAATTAAAAAACCCCAAATAGATAATGGCTACTACTACTAGCATTACTACTACTTACGCTGGTGAATTTGCAGGTAAGTACATCTCCGCTGCCTTATTTTCAGGCGAAACCTTGGCAAAAGGTGGTGTTACCATCAAGCCAAACGTAAAATTCAAGGAAGTCATCAAGCGTGTTGAGCTTGACGGAATCGTTAAAGACCAAACTTGCGACTTCACCGACACCTCCACTTTGACCTTGACCGAGCGCATCTTGCAGCCCGAGTTCTTGCAGGTTAACTTGGAATTGTGTAAGAGCGACTTTGAGAGCGATTGGGAAGCCATCCAAATGGGCTACTCCGCTTTTGACGTATTGCCAAAGAACTTCGTTGACTACTTCGTTGGCTACAACGCTGGCAAAGTTGCTGAATGGGTTGAGCAAAAGATCTGGACTGGAGCTACTGCCAATGCAGGTGAGTTCAACGGATTCCAGGCATTGCTTGCTGCTGACAGCACCGTGGTTGACGTAACTGCTGCAACTGGCGGTGTAACCGCTTCCAACGTATTGGCAGAGATGGGCAAGGTTGTAGATGCTATTCCTGCCCAGTTGTTCGGCAAGGAAGATCTGCACATCTTCGTTCCAACCAACGTATTGAAGGCCTACGTTCGTGCCTTGGGTGGCTTCGGAGCTTCTGGCTTGGGTGCTGCGGGTATTGACGCAAAAGGATCTACGTGGTTCAACAACCAAGAGCTGATGTTCGAGGGCGTTAAGATTTTCCACGCTCCTGGATTGGGTACCAACAAAATGGTTGCTGGCCAGAAATCAAACTTGTACTTCGGTACTGGCTTGTTGGCTGATCACAATGAAGTGAAGGTACTTGACATGGGCGATTTGGACGGATCAAAGAACGTTCGCTTCATCATGCGCTTCACCGCTGGTGTTCAGTTCGGAGTTGGTGCTGATTTGGTTTACTACGCCTAATTAGCGAATAGATCATGACACAAGGGGGGGACTTGGGTAGCGCACCCTCGTCTCCCCTTTCGTGTTTTTGCTGCGGAAAGGAATTAAAAAAGAGGCAAAAGAGATGGTGCAGCAGGTATTGCAAGGACAAGATCCGATTGGTCAAGTTCAGAGCAACGCAGCTGCCTGCGGTTTATAGGCCACATAAAAAAGACAAATGCGAGTTGTGCGGATTCGTTCCCGTTCACAGTTGTCAGTTGGATGTGGATCACATAGACGGAAATAGAAAGAATAACGAACTCGCCAATCTTCAAACCCTTTGCGCAAATTGTCACCGATTGAAAACTAAATTAAACAAGGACTACTTAAAAAAATAAAATCATGGCATGTTCATTGACATTGGGGCGGATCGAGCCCTGCAAAGACCAGGTAGGTGGATTGAATGCAATCTACTTCATCAACTCGCTTGACCTGGCGCAAATCTCCTACGACACCGCAGACACGGACGTATTGGATCAGTTGGCTACTACGGCCACCTCCGCCTACAAATACGACTTGAAGGGTACGTCAAACTTCGAGCAAAACATCAACTCCAGCCGTGAGAATGGCACGACCTTCTTTGAGCAAGTGTTGAACGTGGTGCTGAAAAAGCAAGACGCTGACACCCACAAAGAGGTGAAATTGCTGGCCTGGGCAAAGCCCGTGGTAGTTGTTGAAGATAACAACGGCAACGCATGGGTGATGGGTCTGGAGCATGGCTCCGAGGTTACGGGCGGAAGCATCGTGACTGGATCCGCATTCGGTGACTTGACGGGTTACAACATCACGTTGACTGCCAACGAGCGGGTGCCTGCCAACTTCTTGTTGGGAGCTGTTGCAAACAACCCGTTTGCAGGATTGCTCGGCACGAAGCCGACTATCGTGGTGGGTTCTTGATCATAACACACACGAGCAAAGAGGCCACCTTCGGGTGGCTTTTTTGTTTTTAATAACCGCACAAGTGTCAGTTGGTGGTTATATACGCATGACTTTCCTATCATTTGAGACCAACAACGTGGTGACTTTGCCTATTCGGGACTGGCAAAACGGCAATGATAAGCTGACAAGCTACGGAACTGCGTGGCGGGTGCAGATGGTTTTGTACTCCAAAGACGGCAGAACCATCACCACCTACAACGTGACCTCCCCTACATTTGACGCAGACACCCGTGAGTTTACCTTTACGTACTCGTCCACGGGTCTGGAGGCGGAGGTGCCGTACATGGTGCGCCTGGCAGAGCAAACCCTAGTGACGGGGCAGTTCGTGAATAGCAAAATCCTGTGCAGCGACCGATTCATTATGCTACCGCAGGGGGAAACAATCAGCACCTACCAACCCGTTCTAGATACGGTGCAGGAAACGATGGACAATACATTCAAAATTTATGGCCAGTAACAATATCAAAATGGTTGAGTTCGCCTCCTACGTTGCGCCTGCAATCGTGGAGAACCCCCGCCTGGATTGGGTGGAATACGGGGAGGACAACAATTACTATCAGTACCTCATTGACCGCAGGGTCGGTTCGGCTACGAACAACGCAGTCATTACGGGTATTGCCGACATGATCTACGGCAAAGGCCTGGATGCGTCTAATTCAGCATCAAATCCAACGGCATACCTGGAGATGAAGCGTCTGTTGAGTGAGGAGGATGTGTACCGCTTTGCGAATGACGTGTATTGGCTGGGCAACGGGGCGTTGCAGGTGTTATGGAATGCTGACAAATCAGCCATCGCAGAGATCACCCACATGCCCGTGCAGACCTTGCGAGCGGAGAAGTGCGATGAGGAGGGCAAAATCAATGCCTACTACTACGCATGGGACTGGCAGAAGATCCGCAACCGCAACCAAGTGACCCGCATCGGGGCGTTTGGAATGACCACGGAAAAGCGTGAGATTTATTTCTACCGCCCATACGCAGCAGGATCCTATTACTACTCACCGCCCAGGTACATGGCAGCCCTTCCGTATGCGGAATTGGAGGAGGAGGTAGCGAATTACCACAT